GGAGACCACGGCCCCGACGCCGGCTATCGCGCCGCCCGCCCCTACGGCGGCGCCGCTGGCTACACCGCCGAACAGGCCCATGTACTTGGTCAGCTGGAGGATGCCCTCGCCGCTGCTCTTGGCCTGGCCGCCGATGTAGTCGGACAGGCTCCCGAAGACGCCCTTGATCTCGACGGCCGTGGCGGCCATCTTCGTCTTGGCCATGTCGAGGCCGCGGTCGAACTTCGAGCCGTCGAGGCCGAGATAGGCGACAAGGTCGCCGACGGTGAGCGCCACGGTTCACCGCCCCTCACAGACCGGCCATCGCCTGCCGCGCCTGCTCGTCTGTCGCCATCGGACCGTCGTCCTCGATGGCTTGCATGAACCGGGATTGCGGGCTGAGGCCGATCAGCAGGAAGCGGAACTCGCGCTGGCGGAGTTCGGGGATGCCGTCGGCCGTGATGCCGTACTCGCGCCGAAAGTCGGCGACGATCAGCGGCCAGTGCGCGCGGATGCGCGGGTCCGCGAGGATGCCCTGCGGGCCGCGCGGTTCAGCGGCACCGGGGCTTTTCCCTCGGCGTCACGGGCCCGCGCCTTCTCGACGATCTCGGCCGCCTCGGCGAAGGACGTCTCTTGCCCCTGGCCATTGGCCATGCCCCACGCGAGGATGACCTGAAGCTGCGCGGTGGTCGCGCCGTTCTCGACCCACGCCGCCAGCGGGTCGGTGCCGAACAGCGTCGTGAGCAGGTGCTTGACGTCGTCCTCGTCGGACGAGGACGCCAGCTCCGCGACCTGGTCGTTGAACTTCAGCGGGAGGTCGCGGGGGATCGGCACGACCACGCCGATGATGGTCTTGGTCTCGACGGCCTTCTCGGGTCGAGACGCCCAGTAGGAGAGGAAGTCGTCCTCGTCGGCGACGAGCTCGACGAACTCGCGGCCGTTCTCGACGACCCGTACGGCCTTCTTGCCGGCGGCGGTCACGGGGCGCTCGTCAGGGTCGTCGCGCCGGACCTGGTCACCTTGACGCCCCAGCTGGACATGTCGTTGTTCTTGCCACCGGTCTTTTGCTCCTCGAACACCGCGCCCCAGTTCTTCCACTGGGTGTCCTGCGGGTGTCGGAAGCGGAGCTTGCCGACGCTGGCCTCGCCGGTCGCCTCGGCGAGGGTGACGCAGCGGGCCTGCCCGGCGTCCTGGGTGCCGGTCACGTCGTCCTTGATCAGGAAGCCGTTGATGTCCATGGCCTTGCCGCGCTGCATCGCGCGGGCCTCGTAGTTGCCGGCGCTGTCGAACGTGGTCACGTCGGCGATGGACGCGTTGGACGAGGGGTCGATCGTGACCTCGGTCAGCGAGCTGATCGGCAGCCACGTCAGGTTGTCGGCGGCGAGCACCTGCACGATGATCGAGCGCGCCGGGATCTTGACGGCAGTCATGATCGGTCCTTTCGGGACAGTGGGTGCCAGATCACTGGCGCTGAGCGGACTGGTTCCGGATCTCCATCCGGAAGTTCACCGACCACTCGAAACGGTTTCGGAGATCCGGCCCGATGTAGACCGGGCCGCCACTGGTGCCGATGCACAGCATCAGGTACGTGCCGCCCGGCAGTACCCGCATGCTCAGGCCATGCAGGGCGTCGTATATCCGCTGCGCCAGGGCCTCGGGCGCGGACGCGTCGGCGTCGGTACCGCGCGTGCGGATCTGGATCGTCGGCTGGTCATAGCCCAACAGGGCGTCCGACTCAGGGCCGCCATACCGCGCAACGGTGATCGCGGCGTCCGGCTGGTCTGCGGCCTGCGTCAGGAAGATGTTGCCCGTGCCGCCGGTGTCGTCGTAGGTCCCGAGACCCAGCTGGACCAGCAGGCGCGCGATCTGCTCGGTGAGCGTCATTCCAGCGCCCTCCGCAGCTGCTCGGCGATGAGGGCGAGCATGACGTCGTTCTCTTCCTGCGCCGAGAGTTCGAGCCACTTCGCGCGCCGCCCGGGGGCGTGTCGGTTCTCCAGCCGCTCGTGCTGGTACACCGCATAGACGGTGTCGTAGCTGACCGCGCCCCTCAGGTCGGCCTCGTCGACCTGGGCCACGCCGGACCGCAGCAGCGTGCCCTCTTCCAGCGGCACCGTGCGGTTCGACGCTTCGAGCAGGTGCTCGGTAGCCAGCTTCAGCCCGCGCACGCCGCCCTCGCGTGCCCGGATCTGTGCGTACGGGCCGTCCCACTGCATCTCGACACGGACGTCGTCGCTCACGTCGTCATCACCTCAAGGTGTGACGGCACCGGAAGACTTCCGCCGTCCTGCTGGTTGGCCACCAGCACGATGGCGGTGCGCCCGTCGGCGAAGGTGATCCGCGAGCCGACCGGGCACGCCAGGCTCAGCCGAAACAACACCGTGGCATTCGCGGTCACCTGCTCGGCGTTCTGCCCGCGCGTCAGCCGCTGTCCGTTCGACACGAAACACGGCACATCGTCGACCTTCGGGCCGTACGTCGGCCCCTTGCCGCTATGCCCGGTGAACGGCTCGACAGACACCGTGTCTTGCAACAACCATGCGGGGATCTCGGCCACAGCGACCCCCTTTCACCACCAGGTGGTGATCGTGCCGGGCGTGAGTCCGGCGGCCTTGAGCGGACCGCCGAGGTACGGGCACACCCGCGGCAGCGGATCCCACGCGTTCGAACCACTGCCACGGCTCAGCGACACCGAGCCGATCGACACGGACTGGTACTGCATGGCCTGGCCGGACTCGGTTCCCGGGTTCTGCAGCCACCACACGACTTGCATGCAGGTCGCGTTGCTGAGTGCCTCGATGACGTCCGTATCGGTCGGCATCCCGCTGTCGTCGGTGTCGTACACCGCCGACAGGATCACGGTGTCGACTTCCTCGGACGCCCGCGTGAGCAGCCGGGTCGCCTCAGGCTCGGCCGGCACGGTCACGTCGGCCGGCGCGTAGGCGGTGAGCGCGTTCCGGTCGGCGTAGACCCGGGCCATGGTCACACCGCCGGCAGTTCGAGCACCGCTCGCGTGACGCTCGCCGTTGCCGAGTAGTCCAGGTAGACGTTGCCGTCGCTCTGGTTGTAGTTGGCCGGGAACGGGCCGATGAACTTGTCCGCGCCGGCGGTGATGGTGATGGCCACGCCGGTCGGGCTGTGCCCGTTGATGGCGCCGCCAATGTTGAGGGTCACGGTCAGCGAGGAGCCGCCGCCGTTCTTGACGTGCACGAGCCGGCGGCCGTTGTTGGCGACCTGGTCGTTGTTGGCGGACACCGCGGTGTAGTTCGCGGCGAGGCCGTCGGTGACGAACGGCTGCACCGCGGGGACGTCACGCGCCATCGGTCTTCTCCTTGCCGGGCTTGGCCGGCTTGGCCGGCTGGTTCGTGGCGTCGCCGCCGGTGTCGTCCTGCTCCTGCTCGGCGAGCGGCTCGACGACCTGGCCCTCGCGGCGCCAGCCGTCGCCGCCCGTGTAGTCGAGCGCGAGCAGGCCGAGCTGGGTGTCGGTGTAGTCGCCGTCGAAGGGGATGACGCGCTCGACCACGACGCCGTCGACGACCTTTTCGTAGGTGGTCACGGTGGTCCTTTCGGTGAGGTGCCGGGCCGGCCGAGGGGGTGACCGGCCCAGCGGTCTCACTGGCCGTAGCGCTCCTGCATGTCCTTGACGGTCATGGCCTGCGCGTCGTCGACCGACACCGGATGATCGGTGTTCTCGGTGAGTGTGACGACGTAGCCCACCCACTCGTCCTTGCTGGCGTTCTTCGCCGGCGCCTTCGGGGCGACCACCTGGGGCACTCCGTCGTCGGCCGGCTCGACGTAGGGCTCGCCGTCCTCGGTGACCCGGCGGAGCTCGCCGCGGGTGATCTGCGCCTGCACGGCCTCGTGCGGCGGCCAGTCCAGCTGTAGGACCTGGCCGCCGGCGGCGCGGTAGTGCCTGACCTCGGTCTCGTCGCTCATGCCGGGCCTCACGTGTTCCGGGGGACCGAGAACGCGGTGATGGTGCCCGCGAACGAGGCCGCGAAGTCGATGCTCATCGAGCCGTCCTTCTGGACGAAGCGGCCGGACTCGAACGGGCCGAGGAACACCACGCCGGTGGTGGCCGGCACGGAGACGGTGAGGTCGCCGAGCGACGCGGCGATGTCCGGCGGCTGCGTGCCGGCGCGAACGATCACGTTGTGCGCCGCGCCATCGGTGTTGGCCACGCGCAGCACGGTGAGCTCGGGCTTGGCCTTGGCGATGGTCATGCCATTGGCCTGGTCGACGGCGGTGCCCGCCGGGTTGGACAGGCTGGAGTTGGGGACGAGCGCGCTGTAGGCGATCGCGGTGCGAGCCATGATCAGGTCCTCCTATCAGGCGGTCGCGCCGTCGACATAGGCGACGGCCAGGTTGTCGGGGCGGACGAGCTTCGCGCCGTACAGCGCCAGGCCCTTGACGGCGTCGGCGAACTTGTCCTGCGGCCGGTACGCCTCGGTCTTGTTGATCTGCTCGGCGAAGGAGATCGCCGCGCTGGTGCCGGCCGTGACGGCCTGCACGGTGCCGGTCGGCACGGGGACGTTGTTGGACTCCAGGATGTCGAAGCCCGCCGCGCGCCCGACCATGCCGTTGCGCAGCGCCTGGCCGCCGTCGCCGGCCTCGTTGACCTTGATGAACCGGGAGTCCTTGAGCAGCGCCGAGTGAAACTCGGGCGAGACCACGACGTAGCGGCCCGCATTCGGCACGTTGGCCTTGGTCAGCTTGGTGCGCAGCGGAACGAGCACCTTGTCGTAGGCGTCGGACGCGGTCGCCAGGGACTGCGGCGAGCCGGTGGACGCGACGGTGTTCGCGGCCGGCACGCCGGTGTAGAAGCCGGCGACGTACTGGTCGATGACGTCGGCCATGCCGTACGCGGCCTCGTCCATGGCCTGCGGGATGACGTTGCCCTTGGCCTGCCGTGCGTCCACGTCGTCGACGAAGAACGCGAAGTACTTGGACTGGTCCACCACGAGGGTCCGCTGCGCGTCGGTGAGCTCCTCGGGGGCGATCACCGTGCTGTTCGGGCTGTAGGTGGCGATGGTCGGCCGCGAGATCGAGGTGATGCGGACGGTGTCGCCGGCCTGCGTGATCTCACCCTCGTAATCGCGGTTGACGATGGTCGGGCCCGCGTAGACCAGCTGCTTGCGCAGGGCCACGAGCAGGAGCGCCGACCAGATTTCCGGGCGGAACCTGGTGATGGACATTGGTTACCTCTCTTGGTCGGCCTACAGCAGGTTGCGCAACTGGCCCTTGCTCAGCGCGTCGGCGATCTGCTCGGGCGTCATGGTCTTGAGCTGGTCCTCGGTGATCTGATCCGGTGCGCCGGGCGCGCCGGTGAACTGGCCGCCGGACCGGGCGGGACCAGCTGGTGTGACCTTCAGCAGCGGGTTCGCGCCGACGGCCGCGGTGATGGCGGCCTCGACCTGCGCGGCGAAGTCGCCCGCGTTGGGGTCGAGGTCCTTGGTGGCGTTGGCGAAGCCGACGGAGTCGAGCAGCGCGTCGGCGTTGGCGCCGGCCTTGCCTGCGGCCCGATAGACGGCGAGCTGCACGGCGGATTGCCGGGCGGCCGCGGTCTGCGCGGTGAGCTGCTCGGTCAGCTTGGCCGGGTCGACCGTGTCGTCCTGGACGAGGCCGAGGGCCTTGCCGATCTGCTGCGCCAGGTCCTTGCGTGCCTCGTCGGCGGCCTGCTGCTTGGCGGTGGTGCGCGCCTTGCCGGCCTCCGCGCGGGCGTCGGCGATCAGCTTCTGCACGGCCGGCGGCAGCGTGGAGACGTCCACCTGCTCACCGGCGGCTGGCTGCTGCGCCAGCGCGGTCGGCTGCTGTGCGGGTGCCTGCGGCGTCGGAGCGGGCTGGCCAACGGCGGGCGCCTGGCCCGGGTCGGTCGCCGCCGGCGCGGCAGGGGCGGTCGGTGTGGGCGCGGGCGCGCCAGCTGCTGGAGTGGTCACGATGGTCCTTCCGGTCGGTTCGAGCACCTGGCCCTCACCGGCGATGAGCACCGCGGGCACCTGGCCGGCGGTGTCGAGCAACCCGGGCTCCTGGCCTGGGCAGTCTGAGAAACGCGGTCAGCGAGCAGTGCCGATCTGTTCGCGGTGGCGCTGTCGGAACAGCGTCGTGATCGAGGTGTCGGCGACGTGGTCGCGGATCTGCTTGTTGATCGCGCGGACCTTGGCCTCGGCCAGCTTGCGGCCTTCGTCGGTGATCGCGGCGTCGGCTTGCAGCTTGGCCGTTCGCACGTTCCGTTCGAGACGTCGTAGCTTCTGCCGCGCGGCGTCGCCCTCGGGATCCTCGGTGTGCGTGATCGGCTTGGTCGCCCCGGGCAGATAGCCGTTTGAGTTGTGCCGACAGTTCGGATGGAACAGACCGGCCGCGATGGCCTCGTCGAGCGTGCCAGCGATGTGGATCGTCAGCATCTCGTCGGACACCAGCGACCGGCGCTCGATGGTGCGCGGGCCCGGCGGTCCCGAGGTGGCGAGGATCTTGCCTTCCCAGGGCCGACACCTGATGCACTCCTGCGGCGAGTCGGAGATCATCCGCAGGTCCACGCCGGCCGCATTGAGCCGGTCGTTGTGCGCCTCGATCGACGCCTGCATCACGCCGGTGCGAGTCGCCATCTCCACATAGGACGCGAGCTGCCAGCGCCGGCCCGACTTGTCGACGAAGCCGGTGATGCCCTGGGACAGGAGCTGATCCCAGGCGGTCTGTGCCGCGGCGAGCCGCGACTTAGTGCCGAGCAGCACCGGCGTCAGCGCGGTCCTGGCGATGACGTCCCGATAGGCGTCCAGTGGCCAGCGCAGCACCTGCAGGTGCGTGCCACGCAGTGTGGTCACCAACGCCTTGACGAGCACGTTGATCGCCTCAGCGCCCGGCAGCGCCTGCCGCAGTGCCGCCATCTCGGCCGGCGTCAGGTACCGCTTGAGCTCGTCGAGCGCCGCGTTGCCGCCGCGCTGCCAGGCCAGAACGAGCGCCTGGTGCGCGACGCCGGTGGTGTCGGCGTCGAGCTTGGCGACGATCCGCCGGGTGGCGTTGCGCAGGTCGTTGATCGCGCCCAGCTTCGCCGGTGCGGACACGTCGCCCGCGTTGCGGCGCAACTGGCGCGCGACCTCTTGCGCGATGCGCACGGCTGCGTCGTCGTACAACGCAACCAGCGTGTCGACCAGGTCCTGCGCGAGGGTGCGGTCGACGGGCATCGGTCACTCCTCGTCGACGGCCTCGGCGCACGGCCATGGCGTCTTGCACGTGCGGCAGGCCAGCCAGGTCTCGCCGTCACTTGTCCATCGCGCTTGCCGTGGCTGGTGCTCAGCCACGGTGTTATTGCGTCCTGGCACGACGTTCGGAAGCAGGCCGAGCGCACGGGCATCGTTCAGTCGTCGGTGAGCGGTTGCCCGCGAGACGAACAGCGCGGAAGCGACCGCGACGACTGGCTTGGCGTCGCCGCGCATGACGGCCTCGCGATAGACCTCGGCTGCACGAGAGACCACATCCACAGCGCCAATCTCCCCGTTAGCCAGTCGCCGGCTGCGGCCCGGCGTTCAGCCCGACGCCATCCGCCGTGTACGTCGGCGCACCAGGGTTGGGCTGCGGCTGCGCCGGTTGCGGGCCGAGCTGCTGGCCGGTGACCGCGATCGGGCCGCCGGTGAACGTGCCCGGATCGGTCAGACCCGCGCCGGGCTGCTCGCCCTGGATCAACGCGACTTCCTTGTCGACCTGAGGGTCTTCCCAGTCGGGGTGCAGCATCTGCACGCGGGTCTTGGTGCTCGCGGCCTGCGCGGCCTCCAGGAGCTGAAGCGTGCGGGCGACGGACTCTGGATCCTGCGACACGGCGTCACCGAACCTCAGTTCCGGTTCCTGCACCGTGATCCCGGACCCGAACTGGGCGACGTCGACGAGCTGCAGGGTTTCCAGCAGCTCGGTGAGTTCTGGCTTCCAGTACTCGATCTTTCGATCGCGGGTGATAGAGGACTTCTTGTCCCGCGAGTTGACCTCGGTCGCGGTGGTGGCGGGCTTCGGGCCCTCATCCATGCCGAACGTCTGGAGCGAGTAGCCGGCGTCGCTGATGATCCGGGCCAGCGCCTCCTTGGCGGTGCGCGAGTGCTCCTCGACGCGGATCGAGAACTGGACGATGGACATCTGTGGCGGGCCGCCGGGCTGCGGCAGCATGTTGAGCGTCTCGTAGACCTCGCGGTCGACGTCCCACCGCGCGCCCTTGCCGGGCCCGTTGCTGTCGAGGTAGACGTCGGGGACGATGACGCGGCCCTTGGCGAGCCGGATGTCCCGCATCCAGCTCGACCAAATCTCGTCGAGCGCGTCCATGACCGGCTCGACGCCGCTGTAGTCGGAGCGGCCGAGGCCGGCGGCGGCTGGGTTCGCGCGCCACATGCGGTTGGGCCGCATGTTCGGGATGTAGACCGCGGTGAGCCGGCCCGGCACGCCGGTGTCGATGATGTCGCCGGGCAGCATCTGGTCGTCGACGAGCTCCGCGGTGGTCGGGTGGTCTTCCAGCGCCATCCGGTCGCCGAGCTCGCTAGGACTGCCCTTGTAGAGGCCGTGCATGATCGCGCCGGGCTCGTGCCGCTCGAGGTGCCGCCAGACGGTGTCTCCGTCAGCCTCGATGACCCGCCAGAACGTGACCGCGCCGAGCTCGTCGTAGCACCACTCCGGTACTGCGGCGTCGGCGTGCACAGCGGAGATCCACGGCCCGTCGGGTCGCTCGTCCTTGTCCCAACACACCCTCAGGTAGACGCCGCCGAGTGCGGCCTGCACCTCGGCGGCCTCGAGGAGCCGGGTGTGGAGGCGGCGGTTGACCTTGTCGATGCGGTCCTGGGTCTTCTTGGTCTCGAACTTGATGGTGGGTGGCTCGGAGAACAGCAGGTCCGCCGAGGTGGCGGCGAGATCGCCGGCGATGGGGATGTGCAGCTTGGTGCGGCGCTCGCCCATCGGCGTGCGGGCACCCCAGAACAGGCGCTGCAACCAGCCGGACACGCCGCCACGGTGCGCCCACCCGCCCTTTTCGCTGGCGAAGAACCCCGTGCCGGTCGGGTCGTAGCCCGACTGTCCTCCGTAGACGGCAGAGAGCTGGTCGGGGTCGCCGGAGTACCAGGCGGACCAGGCGGACATGCGGTTCTGCACGCCGCCGAGCTCGCGTGGTGGCCACGCGACCTTTCCGCCGACGGGGAGCGGCACGGCGGCCTCCTTCCGGTCAGCGCTTGGGCACGACGGCGTCGGCGCCCTGCTCGCGGAGCTGCGACCAGGTGTAGACGGACATGCGGAATGAGCCGGCGTCGCCCCACTGCGGGCCCCAGCTGTTGTCGAGGAACAGGTACGAGTCGCGGTCGTTCTGGCCGTGCTCGTAGCCGCGCACCACGATCTCGTGGCCGCCGCGCACCTGGCCGGCGATGGTGACGCGGCCATACTCGTCGGGCTGGTCGAAGCCCTCGAACCAGGACACGCCCACGATCAGCGGCTGGTGCTGGATCGCGTGCAGCAGGCCGAGTGTCGTGAACGCGTGACCGTAGCGGCTGATGAGGCCCTCGCGCTTGACGACCTTGGCGACCGCGAGGCCGGACGAGCCGGTGTCGTCGGGCGGGTACTCGCCGGGCACGTGGTCGATGCGGGTCGCGGCCGAGTAGACGTCGACCGCGTACGCCTCGTCGTAGCGGGCGGCGTCGGCTCGGCTGCCGCAGAACGGGGCGCAGGCGAGCGCGCCGGTGATGGCGTTGCCCGTGCAGCTGCCGAGCTGGCCCTGGTCGAAGATGTCGGCGTACCGGTTCCACAGCACGGAGCGCGGCGCGAACAACTCCTCGAGCTCGACGGCGTGGTCGCGGCTGCGGTCGTCGTGCTCGATGTGGCGGCCGCCGCCGGAGAATAGCGGCAGGCGTTCGATGTGGACTGACATGTCGCTCCGTTCAGCCGAGGTAGATCGGCAGCACGAAGCCGCTGCCGGTGGTGAGGTCGGTGCCGGGCACGAGGTTGCTCGGCCAGCTCGGCGTGTAGCCGCCAGCCTTGTAGCGGGCGAGGCCGCCGATGTCGGCCAGGATGCCGGTGTCGGCGTCGTCGACGAACCCGAACTCCGGTGCAACCGAGTAGCCGCGGGCGCTGACGCCGACCCAGTACCAGGTGTCGACGCTCGGCGTCGGCCCGCTGATCGGCTTGGTGATCTGTCCGGTGGCCTGCCACATGGTGTCGTCGCTGACAGTGCTGGCGATCGGCGCGCCGCCGGCGTCGGCGAAGATCGCCATGCCGTTGAGGCCGCCGGCGCCGACGGTCGCCGCCAACGCCGTGCGGAACACGCTGACCGACGCGACGGGCACGCCGGCCCGGACGAGCACGCGCGCGAACCACGCCTCGTTGTTGATGGTGCTCTTGCGCGTGATCGCGAAGACCGGCACGTTGCGGGTGTGGCAGCCGTAGCGGACGGCATCCTCTGGCGCGGGCGCGATCTGTAGCGCCGTGTCCGCCTTGCCCAGCGAGGTCTGGACTGCGGCGGCGAGGTCGGTCTTCGGGATCCCGCCGCCAGGCTTCTGGTACGCGGTGTCAGCCGCGCCGAGGCTGGTCTGCACCGCGCTGGCGAGCTGCGTCTTGAGCAGCCCGGCGTTGCTGGCCACCTTGACGGTGGGGTTGGTGGCGGTGCCGCCGATGGTGATCGTGCCGTCGGCAGCCGTCACCGAGGCGACCGCGTTGCCGCCGCTCCCGCTGGGCAGTTGGTTGGCCGGCACCTTGCCGTCGGTGCCGAGCGTCGCCACGCTGACGCCGAGCGCCTGCAACGGCACGTACACCTGTGGCACTGGCGGATCGGCGACCTGCACGAGCTGATCGAGGGTGATGTGCGTCGGCGTGCTGGGCACGACGGCCTTGAACGTCAGGTAGAGAACGTCGGTGCGGATGGTGACGACGTAGGCCCATCCGACAGGGGACACGCCGGGCGTGTCGTTGGCCGGCACCTGCATCGAGAGCACACCGTTGGTGATCGAGCCGACGATCGGCGCGGTGCCGAGGATCACCTGGTCGTTGCCGTCGAGCAGCGGCGCCGGGAGGGCGAACTCGGCGGTGCCGGTGGCGGGTGTGCCGTCGGAGCCGAGCACGCTGCCGCCGACGGTGACGAGGTCCAGGCCAGCAGGAAGCGGCACGGCATCCTCCTCGTTCGACATCAGCCAGGCCGAGGTTGATCACGCCTCGGCCTGGCTGAGCGATCCCGGATTGGTGGCGGCCGGGCCCTTCTCTTTTTGTGGGAGCTGGTGGTCAGACGCGCGGCGGCCAGTAGACGCCGTGGAACTGGTTGCCGGCCGCGGCGGCGCCCATCTGCTGTGCCCACTCGGACTGGGCGGCGGAGAACTGCTCGACGGTGTCGAACAGCGGGACCGACGTCCACCAGAGGACGTCGTGGCTGTCGCACAGCACGCGGACGTTGACGAGGCCGCCCGACCATGCGCGGGTGATGACGGCCGGCGCGACGTCGCTGCCGTTGTTGCCGGTGGCCGGCACGCCGCCGGCGAGAACCACGCGACCGACGCTGGGCTGCTGGCTCATGCTGCTGTCGCCTCCATGATGTACGGCCGCCATGCGGCCTCGGTGGTGCGCAGGTCGTACCTGCCCGCGTCGAGCGAGTGGTCGTCGTTCTTGACGGGCTGATCGATGCCCTTCGCGGCGGCCTTGTCGTCCCAGCTGTAACCCGGAGCCTCTTCGATCCAGCCGGCGCACGACTCGTGCACGGCCAGCTGCTCGCCGGCGAGCAGCGACGAGACGAGGCGGATGCCGTCGAGGACGGAGTTGTCGGCCAGGGTCGGGGTGAGGCCGTCGCGGTGCAGCTGGGTAACGAACGACGCGGCCGACGGGTCGACGACCGTCCACGGCGGATGGACGCCGAGCACGTTGGGCGCGCCGGGGTGCGGGATGCGGGCGAGCCAGTCGCGCAAGCGCTGCGAGTATTCCAGGTCGGTGAGCTGCCGGCGCTGAGTGCGGGACTCGTAGCGGTACTCGTTGGTGAAGTACAGCTTGCGGTCCGCGCCGACGCCGAGCAGCAGCGCGGCGAACGGGTTGACGGTGCCGTAGTCAACGCCGAGGCCGATCCAGCGGTCGATGCGCGGCAGCTCGCGGACGACGTGCCGGTCCGGGTCCCACATGTCGTAGATCGCGCCCTGGGCGAGCACCCATTCGCCGAGGACGAACCGCCGGTAGAACAGGCCGACGTACTCGCGCTTGAGCGCCTCAACGTAGGCGTGGGACAGGGTCGGGTTGTCGGCGAGCTGGAACGTGAACCGGTGCAGGTCGAGCGCGTCGGGCGCCGCCGACTCGACGATGCGGCCCTCGCGGGTGAGGTGCAGCTTGGCCCGGTCGAGGTAGTTCTTCTTGAACCAGTGGTTCGGACCCTCGGGGTTGGTGGTGCCGAACCACTGGGCGTCGTCGACCGACAGGCGCGTGCCGAGCATCGAGAAGAACGACTCGGGGTAGGTGGTGACCTCGTCGCAGTAGGCGCCGGCGAGCGTGATGCCCTTGATCTTGTCTGCGGCGCGTTCGTCGTTGGCGCCGGCGACGTAGATGGTGCGGCCGAACAGGTCGAGCTCGCCGGCCCCGACGCGGTAGCGGCAGCGTCGCTGTCCGACCATCTCCTGAATCGGATCGATGATGTTCCGCTTGAGGCTGCGCTCGGTCTTGCCGGTCATGAGCAGGTTGCCGCTGGGTCCCGTTCGGACGTAGCGCAGCCAGTGCAGGATGCTGCACACGGTCTTCGAGGAGCGGACCGCGCCTTCCCAGATGTTGCCGCGGGCGGTGGCCAGGCGGACGCTCTCGCGCTGCTTGCCGACGAGCGGAACGACGGCCATCGTGCCCCCGTTCAGTCTCCGATCATGTCGCGGAGCCAGGCGTCGACGGCGGCGAGGCCCTGGGTGTCGGCGTCGTGCTGCTCGATGCGGAGGACTCCGTCCAGCGCGGCCTTGGCGGCCTGCACGATCTTCAGCTGGCTGGTGAAGTCGGGCTTGTCGTGCCACGTCTCGGCGTAGGTGTTGTCTCGGCCGCCGAAGCTGTAGACCAGGGCCGGCTGCCACAGTTGGGCGCGGATCTTCGCGGCGTCGTCGAGCAGGTCGTTGGCGAGCTGGGCCCGCTTGGCCTTGGCGTCGAGGACCAGGGCTTCGGTGGCCGCTCTGGTCTGCGCACGGTCGAACTTGAGGTCGAGCCGGCGCGCGTGCCTGGAGATCGTCGAGCGGTTGACGCCGAGCTCGTGGGCGATGGCGGCGCAGCTGAGTCCTTGGGCGTGCAGCTGGCGGAGACGGTCCGGGTCGATGTCGGCGGGCGGAGGCACACGATCACCTCCGCTACGCGCGTGCGGCGGACGTTGCACCGTTGCGGCGGCTTTGTTGCACCAGACACGACGAAGCCCCAGCAGGTCTCTAGCCGGCTGGGGCTTCGTGCTCGTCGACGGGCGCACCTGTGCTACCCGCGCCGTCAGGTTAACACGCCTTGATCGACGGTCGATACATGCTGGTCAGGCGGCGTGTTCGGGCTGACCAGCGGCCTGGGCGTCGACCGCGCGATCGATGAGCAGCCGCACGACGGCGACGCGGTAGCGCGGGGAGCGTTCGCCCTCGCGCGGCGGATGCTGGTAGATCCGCCTGCGACGTGCCCACATGCCGATACGGGCGAGGGTGAGCTCAACCCCGCGATACCCGGCGAACGCGCGCGTGCACTCGGCCGCGGTCAGCTTTTCGCCGCGCATCGCCGTGAGCATCACGGCGCGCCGCTCGGCGACCTGGTGCGTGACCCAGCACTTCGGACACTTGACGGTGCTCCGACCCTCGGGCGCGTACAGGTCCTCGTCGCACAGCTCGGGCTCGTCGTCATCCTCGTTGAGCGGCGCCGAGCACACGCCGAGATAGGCCCGGCTGCCACCGCGGGGCAGCACGGCGTACCTGGCCCGCTCGGTCAGCTCGTGCACCTCCGCCCACAGTTCGCCGGCCGCCTCGTGCCGCCGGATCTCGCGCTCGTGCTCGCCGAGCCACCGCGCCAGGTCGGCGATCCGGTTGGCGACGTCGACGAGCAGCGCGTTGTCCTCGCACAGCACACGCACCCAGCCGCCGAGCGTGTTGTGCAGCTGGCGCAACAAGTCGCCGGCGCGCTCGTCGAAGCCGATGCCGCGCTCGGCGGTCCGTACGACGATCCCGATCGGGCTGCCGCCGGTCTTGGTGAGGCCGGCCAGCACGCGCTCGAGGTCGTGCACCAGCTCGGGCAGCTCGGCGAAGTCGGCGCGCAGGTCGGCCCAGCACGCGGCACAGAGCTGGCCGCCGTCGTGCACGGGCCGCTGGTCGACGACGCACAGGGGCTGGTTCACGTCGTCTCCTCTGGGCGCTTGGTGATGAGCAGCGTCCGGCCGCACTCCTCGTAGGGACAGGCGATCACGTCGCTCCACGCGTGCCGGGTCGGCGGCGTCTCGGTGAGTTCGAAGCCGTCGGGGACGTCGCATTCCTGGGGGCATTCGATCTTGCATGGGCCTTGATAGGCGGTCACCGGTTGTTCCTCCGTCGGATCTTGCCGCGCAGCGCGACCGGAAGCGGTCGTGGTTGTGCCCACGCGCAGTGGGTGAGGTTGCGTCGCGCCCATTGCGGCCTCGCCCGGCGGTCGAAGACCTGGCCGAGTTGGACCGTGGAGTGGTCGGGCAGCAGCAACGACACGCGCGGCACGAAGCGCCGCCACAAGCGGGCCTTGGTGCTGATGTCGGGCAGCAGGGTGACGTCACCGACGACTTCGGACGGTCCGTTCAGCCGCTTCGTGATGGTGAGCGTCATGGTCACAGCAGGCTCCCGTCGTCCCGCTCGACGTGCGCCCCGAGGATCGCGGCGAGCAGCCGCAGCAGGCCGGTCACAGGCCACCTCGCGCGCGCTCGGCGTTCAGGTCGTAGTCGGCCTGGACGTGGACCCAGAAGTCGGCGCGGATGCCGAGCACGAGCTCGAAGTCGAGCGCAGTGCGGGCGGTGATGCCCTTCTTGCCGGTGATGATCTCGCTGACCATCTGGGCCGGGCGGCCGATCTGGGCCGCGAATGCGGCTTGGCTGAGGCCGCGTTCTGCGAGTTCCTCGCGGAGGATCTCGCCGGGGTGGATCGCCCAGCCGGGGCCGGGCGCGACGGTGGCGGCAAGGGCGCGCAACAGTCCGGTCACTCGGTCACCTCCGAGCGGTGCGGCCACTGCGCGCCGTTGAGCGCTGCCGGATGGTGCGCGCGGCTCGGCGTCTTCGGCCAGTCGAGCCACTGCGCGCCCATCGTGGCGAGTCCGAGGGCGTCCCATTCGTTGTCGTTGGCCCCGGTGGTGTCCGGCCAGAGCCGGGCGAGCTGCACGGCGACGGTGGCCTTGTCGGCGGCGCCGCTGTTGGTGGCCCACTTCTTGAGCGTGCTGGGCGGTACCACGGCGACGGGCAGCTCGATGGCGTGCAGCGCGCCGACGACCCACCACCAGAGGCCGGCGCGGTCCCAGTTGCTGCCGCCCTTGGACATGACCGAGGGGCCTTCGACGACGACGAGAATCGGCGAGTAGCTGCGCAGGTCGTTGGTGGCGGCGAGGATCCGGTCGGCGAGGTTGTGCAGGCGCGCGGACCGCTCGGCCACGGTGTCCTTGGCGGTGCCCTTGGACGTGATGGTGGTCAGCGCGGGCGGCTCGTCGCGGTCGAGGCGGCAGAGGCCGGTCGCGGTGAGGCTGAGGTCGAGTCCGACGACGGTCATTCCCCATCCCCAAACACGGCGGCTTCGAGGCGGCTCAGGCGCTCGTCGGTCGTCGTGACGGCGACTTCGCCCAGCAGCTTTTCGGGCGTGACCTCGAAGAGCGCGGCGAGGGTGACGAGCTCATCGACGGTGACGGCGACGCGGCTGCCCCGCTCCAGCTTGGAAACGATCTGGTGATTCCACGGGGTGCCGAGTTTGGTCATGCGCTCGGCGACCTCGAAGCCGGTCCAATGGCGAGCCCGACGCAGCGCGCTGAGGTTCTCAACCACCGTCTGGGTGATCGGACCCTGAACGCCTCTCTCGCGGTCGCCCTGTCGGGTGTCCTCGGTCATGATCGGTCCGTTCTCGCGCCAGCGGCAGAGCTGGGCGGCTGTTCGATGGGTTCTTGATCGGCCTGCGCCGCGCGGGCGGCGTCTTCGAGCCGGGGCGGGTGCGGGGTCTTGCGGTCGACGCGTCCGCGGCGGCCGGGTCGGACGCACTTCTCGCCGATGCCGGCGCCGCAGCTGCCGACGGGGCAGATGACGAGCAGCGGGTTCGGCCGGACCTCGGCGGGCCGGATGTCGCCGGCGGCCGGGTCGGTCCAGTCCCAGAGGCCGTCGCGGTGTCCGGGGCTGCGCCGGCGGCTCAAAGGAGCCTGCTCGGGTCGGCGGTCCACGAGGTCAGGCCGCAAGTGCCGCAGAAGGCCGACAGGCGAGGCGCGTGCATGTCCTGCTCGAACTCGCCGACGATGCAGACCGGGCACGCGGTCGAGTAGCGGCGATGGCGGTACTCGGTGCCCATTTCGTCGAACTCGCTGTGGCTGATGCAGCAGGGATCGCACACCGGCACGACAGGGATGAGCCGGGGCGGGATCCACTCTCGCCAGTTCGACCGGTTCTGGTTGCAGCTGGCGCACAAAGTCCGCAGGTTGTCGCTGGTGTCGGAGCCGCCGGCGGACCAGGGCAGCACGTGGTCGAGCTGGAGCGGGCCATTGCTGCCGCAGTAGCGGCAGCGACGCCCGTCGCGCTCGTAGACGAGCTGGCGCAGGAACGGGTGCAGCTCGCCGCGCTTGCCGTACCGGACGCGGGGGTGGCGCTCGTAGGGCTGGAGAGCGTCGTCGAGGAGTTCGCGAACGACGTCGGTCATTTCGGGGGGCTCGGTCATGTCGGGACCTCCTCACGTTCGGTGGTCGTGTGCGGAGCGTTGCGGCGGCAGAGCGGACATCGCGGGGTGCCGTCGGGCTCGGCGGTGCCGTCGAGCCCGTGGGCGCACTTGGGGCCGGTGCGGACTCGGTCCGGTTTGGACAGCGGCAGGATTTCGTCGAGGGTTCGGGTGGGCGGCGGTTCGCGCGCGTCCGGTGGTTGCGCTGGGAGGTGACTACCGGTGTTGGTCCTCTTAGGTGGTTTGGTCAACTTGGTAGTCGGACATAGCTGTGTCCGGTCAATCGCCTCAGAATGTCCGGTCATTCGTTTCGTAACGCTGTTAGATGTCCGGTCATTCGGGGCGGCCTCAGTGGATTGAGAGGACATCTGGATGTCCGGTGATTCCGAGTTATCCACAGGTTCGTCAGCCGTTTGACCGGACACCTGGATGTCCTCTGATTCATCGAATGACCGGACATCCAGGTGTCCGGTCGGTTCGTCCCGCCGACCGTCCGGAGAGAGCATCTCAACCCGTTCCATGAGGTCCACGGGGATCGTCAGCCGGTACTCCGACGCCTTCCCGCGACCGCCTCGGCCGCCTCCACGGGAGACGATTTCGAGGAGCCCGAAGCGGTTCCGCAAGGCGGCCAGCAGCCGCCGAACGTTACGCTCCGTGTCACCGGTGACGTCCGCGAGGACCTCGGCACCGGGGCGGATGCGCGAGCCGTCCGGGTCGGCGTAGGTCGCCAGAGCGAGCGCCAAGAGCTTGTACGGCTTGGGCATCACGATCCGGCGGACGATCCGCTCCCACTCGTACCGGCGGGCCGGCATCAGCTCCTCGGTCACGCAGCGGCTCCTGTCGGGGGTCGACACGTCAGCCCGAGCCGCGTGCGGATTGCGGCTGCCGTGTAGGTGGACATGCGGGTGTAGGCGGCGACCTCGACATCGGTCCAGCCGAGCAGCCACAGCTCGTAGACGAGGTGCTCGCGGGCCGCGGTGGTGAGCAGCTCGGCGGGTTCGAGGCCGGCCCTGCACCGGTCGTAGAGGTGCTGGTCGTAGACGGGCCGCGCAGGGGCCGGCCCGCCGGTGGGGCGGAGGCGGATGGACACGCTGTGCCTCCCGTGGTTCGGTGGTGGTGCGCCGGCCCGGTTAGTGGCCGGGCCGGCGCGGTGATCAGGCCCCGCGGACTTCGATGCCGGTGCCGTGCAGGAGTCGCTTCGCCTCGGCGAGCCAGTCCTCTTGGTCCTGATGGGTCAGGTCCCGCCACGGCCGGTCGAGGTTGTGGCGGTCGCGGAGGTTCTCGGCGATCCGGTGCAGGTGCGTGTAGTTGATGGTCGGGCGGCCGGCGGTCATGACCCACCGAGACCGTCTCGCCGCTGCCGGGCGAAGCCGACGGCCATCTGGGCGCGGATCGCCCGCAGCTGCTTGATCGCGGCCGAGAGCGGGATCGCGTGACAGCCGCAGGGGCACGTGTTGGGCACCTTCGCTCCGAAGTCACGATCGAGGCCGACGCCGTCGCAGTCGCCGTGCTGGCCGGCGTGGCAGAGGTCGCTGTCCTCCCAGCCGGAGGCCCAGTCAGGGCACGTGTGGTAGCGCGGGTGGCCGCACATGCACTGGTCCGGCAAGGCGTTGGGGTGATCGGACTCGCCGTGCCCCTCGCCATCCCACTCGGGCTCGTCGAGGTTGAACCCGATCGGCGGCACGTGCTCGTCGAGCTGCGTGCAGTTCTCGCGGTGCAGCAGCGTGACGGGCGGGTCGACGCCGAGCTGGTGCAGCTCCTCGGCGTAGCCCTCGCTGTCGGCTCCCTCGTGCGTCTCGCCGTGGTCGCGGTGCCGCCCCTGCTTCTTGCGGTGCTGGCCTGCCGGCGGGAACAGGCGGAGCAGGAGCAGACCGCCCGCGCACACGCCGGTGAGCACGACCGCGACGATGCCGATCACCGGTTCACCGCCGGAGTCCGGAGCACGCCGGTGTGGTAGCCGATGGCGACCATGTGCGCGACGTTGCGCGCGCCGACAGCGGCGCGCATCCGCTTCACGTGGGTGCGGACGGTGTTGCGGGAGAGGTAGAGCCGCTGGCCGACCTCCGTGCCGCTGAGGCCTTGCGCGAGCAGGCACAGCACCTCGACCTCGCGCTCGGTGAGCGGTCGGCGGACGGCCGGCTTGGTCCTGGTTTCACCCATCGGTGCTCACCACCTGGATCTCTCGCAGCACTGCGAGCGTCTGCGGCCCGAACTCGCCTGCAAGGACCTGCTCCGGGTCCTCGCCGTGCAGGATGCGCGCGACCGCCTGGACGCTGAGGAGCACCGTCTTTCCACGGCCGGTGGCGATGTGCCAGGCGCGTTTCCGGTCGGCGTCAGCGGTCCACGCTGCCATCACGGCCATCGGTGCTCACCACCTCGTACAGCGGACGCCCGGTGCTGGTCATCCACGCCCATGAGCCGCCCCGGGCGGGGCACTTCTCGGGGGTGAAGGCGCAGATGCCGTCGCGGTGCCAACCGCGTTGGTGTCGGGTGAACTGGTACGTGTCGCGCCGCACCGTCGTGCCGACCTCCGGCTCCGGGTCGCCGGCGACCCAGCGACGCGGCTCGGCCGGCTTCTTCAGCTTGCCGAGCGTGATGTTGATGGCGGTGAGGTTGCGCTGGATGGCGACCAAGCCGTTGGCCATCGCGTCCCGCTCGGCGTGGGCCTCGTCTCGCTGTTGGCGGTGCAGGATGCGCGTGCCGGTCTCGGCCTTGAGTACCTCGGTCAGTTCGTTCAGCTCGCCGGCGAGCTGGTCGAGGGTGGCCACCTCAACGCGCGCGTCCTCGCGTTGCGCCTCGATCATCTGGTTGACCAAGCGGCCGTAGACCCTGGGCAGCCCGTCGAGCTCCTGGCGCAGGCGGTCCCGCTCGTCGCGCACCTTCAGGTACTCCCGCCAGCCCTCCTCGCAGCGCACGATGGCGTCCTGACGGCTGAGACCGTCCCAGCCGTCAAAGGGAACGTTCTCGTCGCCGACGAGCCGCTTGAGCCGGGTCACCTCGGCGTCGGCGCGCTTGCACTCCTCGCGGGCCTCGTCGCGCTGCTCCTCCAGCTTGTCGGCGATGCTGACAAGCTGCTCGATCTTCTCGTCGCGGGCCTCGACTACCTCGCGCAGCCGCTCGATCTCGGCGTCGCGCGGGTCGGGGTCGGATCCGCCGGCACCCTCAATCGCGTTCCGAATTGCTTCCTGTGCGGCGAGGTAGCCGAGGCCGCCCTCGCCTACGTGAGGGTTCGCGCTGCGATCACATGCCCGCAACGCCGCCGAGACGCGGGCGGTCTCGCGAGTGAGATCTTGAACTTTCAGCTCGTAGGACTCCTGGAGCCGCTCGATTTTGGCGTCGCGCGGGTCCGGCTCGCCGAACACGTTCAGCAGCTGCTGACCGAGCGACGCCAACTGCTCCTTGGTCGTACGCCTGCTGGTGATACCCGCGCGCTGGTCGGCGTCCGAGGTGGACACGCACACGTAGTGCTCGCCCTTGGCGTGGTCGTAGGCGAACGTCACCTTGCAGCCGAACGACAGGTCCCAGCCGATGCCGTCGACGCGCATGGCGTCGACGTCCTCGTCCCACTCGGCCTCGATGCCGGGATTGCTGGTGACCGGCTTCCGCTCGGCCGCCTGGATCTCGACATCGGCCGAAATGAGGCCGGCGGCCACCAGGCCCTGACGGAACTGCCAGAGCGGGACGGCACGGAGGCTGTCGATCACCGTGTCACGGATGGCGTTGAAGTCGGGGGCGGGCGCCCCGCCGGCCGTAGCCGACGGAGCGCCATCCTGCTCGGTGGTCACCGCTGGTCCCTCAGCGCGGCCGGCGCGGTGCCCTCGAAGAACTCCGTGGCCGCCGTGCCGTTCTTGATGCCGTTGAACACCATCGTGAACGCGGACTGCTTCACCAGGTCCGGGCGCAGCAGCGCGTACCCGATGCCGAGGCCGCCGCCGTCGTGGACGCGGTACCGCAGGCGAGCCCGCACCACGACCGGATCGGTGTTCACGTACACCGGCAGCACCAGCTCGAACTCGGTCGGCACCTCCACGTTGCCCTTGCCGGCCTTCGCGGTGGTCTCGGTGGTGTAGTCGAACTGCACGTCGCCGGAGTCCAGCCGGGTCGCCGAGCTGAACGACACGTTGCGCTTGGCCTGGAAGGTGCGGCTGACTTCGAGCATCTCGGCGGCCGACGGTCGCGTCACCGTGTGGACGAGGTCCTCGATGTGCTCGGCGAACGTGGCCTGGTCCAGAAGCTTGCCGTCGTGCTTCGTCCACGCCAACCAGTCGGCGTCGTAGCGCAGCTTCAGCGACAGCCGGTGGTCGCGCCAGCCGGGCCTGTTGGCCGCGACGTCGGAGTGGTCGTTGAGGATCGACGTCACCGAGGCCTGCTCGACGTCGGCCCACACCGTGGTCTGGTTCGAGATGCCGAGGCGGTCGGTGAGCCGGCAGAAGCTGTCGGGGTCGTAGACGGTGACGTTGCCGCGGGCCGCGAGCGGCTCGATGAGCTTGGTCTCCAGGTCGACGATCTTCAGCGCCTCGTCGGCGCGGACGCGGGCGAGCACGAGGGACGTGTCGCCGTCGAGCGAGTAGGGCTCGACGTTGGTCGACAGCCGGCCGAGGGCGGCGGCGACGTCGGCCTCGGCGCGGTGCTGGGTGTCGGTCACTTGCCGCCTCCGAACAGGCTGTGCTGGTGCGGGTTGTCGCGGACGAGGTTGTTGTCGCCGTCGACGAAGAACAGGGACTTGCGGCGCTCGCCGGCCGGCAGCTTCACCGCGATCTGGTCGGTGACGATGACCAGGTTCTCGGTGCCCGCCTCGGGCTTGACCTCGACCTTGTAGGTGAGCGAGCCGGCCTTGCCGGTCTCCTGCACCTTGGTGATGAGGTCGCGCAGCTTCTCGGACAGCTCGACGTGCGACTGGCCCTTGTTGATGTCGAGCAGGAAGGAGGCGAACTCGCGCGCCTCGCTCTGCTCGGTGTCCTGCTTGGACTCGGCCACTGTGCGTGGCTCCTCTCGGGTGGGGATCATTGGTTGCGCCTCGCCTCGAAGGTGGCGACGCGCTCTCGCTCGTGCTCGGCGCACTCGGGCGTGCTGCACACGGTCATGCCGCCCGCGACCGGGACGGGTTCGCCGGGTGTGCCGTCGGGCTTGTTGCACCACAGCCAGCCGCCGCAGACCGGGCAACCCTCGCCGAGGACGGCGAACTGATCGCACGCGATGACGTCCATCAGCGGCACGCTCCCGGCAGCGGGCAGTTCGGGTTGGCGCACAGGGCGCAGAGGATGGCCGCCTGCTCGGTCGGCGGGACCTCGACGACGGGCCGGTTGTCGAGCGGCGGCGGCATGATGAACTCGCTGTAGGAGGCCATCAGTCGTCACCGTCCCCGGCGCCCATGACGCCAGCCCATTCCAGCTCCGTCGCCGAGCACTGCCGGATCTCGACCTTCTCGTCGTCCTCGCCGAGCTCGATCTGCTGCTCAAACTCGGCCATCGCGTCCCCGTACTCCAGGGGCTGTTGCGGACTGACCGGCGTGTCGCCGACCCAGACCAGCCAGTAGCGCGCCATCAGGCACCGGCTTCGGGCTCGGCGAGTTCGGCGTCGCAAAACGAGCAGCCCGGCGCCGGCGCGTCGTTGTGCGCCGAGACGTGCTCCTGGTACTCGGGGCTGTCCTCGATGACCTGGGCCGGCTGGCCGTCCTCGACGACCTGGCCCTCGATCCACGTCGGCAGCGCCTCGTCGACCGGGGCCTCGTAGTCGGTGCGGACCGAGCCGTCCAACGTGGCCGCCTGGTTGAACGCGCGGAGCTCGGTGGACATCGGCAGGAACTTCGCCAGCTGCCGCAACGCGGTCTTCTTGGCCATCGCGTTCCAGTCGGTCACCCACGGGCCGTTCTTGCTGGCCTTGCTGCGGGCCCGGATCTCCTCGACGTCGTCGACCGACATCACCACGAACGCGCTGCCGCCGTTGAGGAACGTGGCGACCGCGTAGACGTCGGTGACCTTGCCCCGCTTTTTGCCCCGGGCCGGCTTGTGCTCCAGGAACGGGTTCAGCCCGTACGCGAAGTCGAACTCGTCGGCCTCGTACACCTCGTGCGCGTCGATGTGCTTCAGCTGCTGCGACTGCCACGCCAGCTTGATGAGTCCCTTGTAGCCGGGGATGAACGTCACCGTCCGGCCGTAGGGCACCAGGTACGCCTCACCGAGCGGGCCCGGCTCCAGACCGAGCTGCGCGGCGGTCATCAGCGCGCCGAGGAACGACTCCGACGTGCACGCCGCGAGCTGCTGGTTGCCGCCAACCAGGGTGATCGCGATGCGCGCGATCCGGTCGGGGTCCATGTGCTTGGGCAGCGCGCGGGCGATCTCCGGGCGCATCCTGTCGATCAGCTGGCGCAGGCTCGGCTTCCCGTCCTGCTGCGGCTTCTCGGCGGCGGCCTTGCTCACCCGCTGGGCGAGTCCACTGGCCATGGTCAGATCTCCTTCACGGGCTTGGGGTTCTTCGGGACGCGCAGCACGCGCGCCCGGTAGGCCGACCACAGCTCGGGCCGCTCCGCCTTGAGGCGAGCGACATCGAGCACGGGCGTCGGCGTCAGGTACTCGTCGACCAGCTCCGGGTGTTCGGCGGCGAACTTCGCCGACCGGAACGCCCCGTTCTGGTGGTAGGTGGCCTTCACGAGGCCCGTCACGGCGAGGCCGGTGGCCGGTCCGAACTCGGCGCGCAGCTGGTTGTCCAGCTCGGCGACCTCGTCCTCGACGGCCTTGAGCCGCTGCTTCGCGCGGTCCCGACGGCTGATCAGATCGTCCACCTCGACGCCGGCAGACACCACCTGGTCGACGGCGAGGCCGTAGCGGGCCTTCAGCGCTTCGGTCGTCGAGTCGCTGCCGTCGATCGCCGGCGCCACATCGGCGATCACGTGGTCGAACCAGAAGGTGCGCTCGACGTCGGTCAACTCGGCGATCAGCTTCTCGTCGCGCTGCACGACCTGGTGAAGCGGCTTGCGGCCGTCGATCAGCACGACGCAGTGCGCGTGATCCTTGCCAGTGACCGCCATTCCGTGCTGCGACTGCAACTCGGCGTGGTCGGGGACCTGGCCGTCGAGCCACACCTCGGCGTCCTGGGTGCGCCAGCTGGTCGTCTTGGTTTCCAGCACCCCGCCGCAGTCGCACAGGCCGTCCGGGGTGAACTGCTGGAACGGCACCTCGCGGGAGCGGAGCAGCCCGGACCGGCGCGTCTTGACGCCGGTCGTGTCGGTGAACCAGTCGCGGATCACCGGCTCCAGCCGGCGGCCCCACTCCATCGCGTCGTTGTCGGGCTTCTCGACGCTGCGGCCGGTCTTGTCCAGCCACAGCGAGTACTGGGACATGTAGGGGTTGAGGCCGACGACGGTCGACGCGTCAGAGCCGCCGAGGCCGGCCCGCCGGGCGGCGAGCCAGTCCTCGCGCGGCGCGGCCGCCGGCAGGATGAGTTGCGCGGTCATAGCCACGCCTTCCGGTGTCGGCCCGGCGCGTGCCGCAGGGCGTAGGAGATGAGTCCGATCAGGACGGCGCACCACGACGCCCACAGCACCGCGACCGCGGCCTGCGGGCCGTAGGCGCCACGGGCGGCGATCGCGCCGAGCAGGCCGGCCGCCAGCAGCACGCCGACGATCAGCGCGCGGGCGGCGGCGGACAGCGCGCGGTCGAAGAACGGCGGCTGGTAGACGGCCGGGCGCTCGGGCTGCGCCTGGTCGTCGTCGGCGAGGTCCTCGTCGAGGAGTCCGGTGTAGACGTCGGCGGTCACTTCTGCTCTCCGCTCGCCCAGTAGCCGGACATCTCGTCGGCCGAGGTCTTCTCGGCCTCGCTCGCCTTGTCCCAGTCGGACTCGGCGTTCTTCTTGACCTCGCGGGCGACCAGCTCGCGGAGCTCGGCGTCGGTGAGCTTCTTGCCGCCCATCACGCCTCCTTCGGGAAGAACTCGTCGAGGATCTTCTGGACCTCGAGGTAGCGGTCGGTCTTGTCGGGGTCCTTGGACACCGGCACGTCCGGCTTGTTGTGCTTGCCGCTGCCGCTGGACGCGGGCGGTACGGTCGGTCTGGCCATGGAGGTCACATCTCCTGTGGTCTGCGGGTCGTCCGGTGGCTGCCGGGCGGCCCGCCCTGTTGAGGGGGTTAGGCGGCGCGCTTGCGCGGCGTGGCGCAAGGGCGGGGACGGAGCAGGATCGCGAGCCGCGCCTTGATCTCGGCCGACAGCGGTGGCGCGGCGGCGACCAGCTCCCGGATGCGGATCAGCGACGCGACCGAGATGCCGCGACGGGCGGCCTCGGCGGCGAGGGCATGCTCGGGCGTCATGCCGACCTCGCGGGCTGCTCGTCGTCGAGCAGGTCGTCGACCTCGACGCCCATGGCATCGGCGATCGCCTTGAGCAGTGGCGCGGAGGGGATGCTCATGCCGGTCTCAATGCGCCGCAGGTGCTCAGTGGAGACCTTGTGGCCGATCTCCTCGCACCGCTTCGCCAGGGCCGGCCTCGTCATGCCCAGCCGCTCGCGCGTTCCGCGCGACTTCTCCCAGCTGAAGGGGAGGCTGAGGTGTGTGGCCATGTGTGAACACTAGGCCCACTGGTTCACACATACCAACACATGGCGGATCTCTTTTTGGTCAACTTCACACAGCAACCCACGTGCTACCCTGCGCGTCGTAAATGTGCGAACATGTTCACTCACGACACGGGGGCTAGTGGTGGACCCAGCACGCGAACGCCTGAACAAGGCCATGACCGAACGGATGCGCCAACTGCGGCTCAAATGGGCCGACGTCGCCCGTCGTGCTGATGGCATGTCGCAGCAGCACCTACTCAGGATCCGCAAGGGACAGGTCCCCATCACTCCAGAGGCGGCGGCGTCGATCGAACGAGCACTGGAGTGGGCGCCGGGCAGCGTCGTCGTGGTCTGTGGCGGCGGAGAGGCGACGGTCACGGCGGCGGCGGTGGCTCGCCCGCGCTGGCAGAGTTACAGGCTTACCGCCGAAGAGGCACTTGCCATGTTGCAAGTTGCACTGGGGGACTACGGGCCTGGCGGCTTCTGGCGCGAATTCGACTTCATCTTTGAACGCCGCGAGGACACGGACCGAACATCAACCGATTCGCGGAGTAATCAGGAAGGCCGGACAGCCTAAACCTATACCCGTTCGGGTGTTTCCCGTGTCGTCCAGCTGGGTCTTTGATGGATCGCGGTCCTAACGGGAACGCACGCCGGGGCTGGACGACGTGCCAGGCAGGAGGGAGCCACATGGAGCGGATCTGCACGATTGCACTTGTGGCGGCAGCAATTCTCACCGTTGGCGCAGCGTTGTTAGACGTGGCCGCAATCGCCGACCCGCGACAGAACGGGTTCGACACCGCCGCGATCATCACGTCCATGATATGCCCGTCCGTGTGGCTGTTCTGCGGCATCAGCTACCTGCAAGGCAGGCAGACGGGCGACATCGACGCGAGCATCAACAACACGAGAGCAAAAACCAGGACGGACGCCGTGATCGCACGGCGGCGGCTTGCGTTCGACCCGCCGACCCAGCCGTTGACGGCGCCGGTCAAGCTCCGTCGAGTGCAGTAGTGGCTGTGCCCGTGGCGCCGTCGACCCCCAGGGCGGCGCCGCGGGCAAGGTCACCGAAGCCAGTCGACGCGCACGGCATCCGGATCGAACGACGCGCCCCCAACGCGCCTACCTCGGGTAGTTCGCAGCACGGTGATCTCCACCAACGAGCCGAGCACTGCGCGACGACGCCCGAGCTCGAGGCCGTCACTGCGGTCGGGCTTCGTGCCGAACCACAGTACGGAAACGTCCTCGACGCCAACAACGCCGGCGAGCGGATCGACCCTGGCGGCGACCTCGATCTCGCGATCGATCTCGGCGAGACGGTCACGCATCCGGTCGTTGCGGCGCTGCCACCGGGCCCGCGTGATCCGGCCGTCGTCGAGATCGTCGTCGAGATCATCGAGCCGCCGCCGCAACGACACGGCTTCCGCGCTGAGCTCCGCCGTGTCCACCGCGGCCTCGGGCGCCCGCAGCAGCTCGACGGCGTCAGGCCGCGACAGCCGCTCAACGATGAGGTGCTCGACGAAGGCATCCAGCGGCGCGGCGGCCCGCACGACGTGCGGACCATCCTTCACGTCTCGCCGGTTGCGGGCACGGCAGCGATAGGCCGGCTTCTGCTCCCCGCCGCCGGCGGTGCTCACGCGGAGGTCGGGCAGCTCGCACACGCCACAGACGTACAATCCCGAGCCCAGCCAGCGCACACGGTTGCTGCTGGCTGTGCGCCTGTCGGCATCGGTCAGGACGGACACGAGCGCCCTCCACGTGTCTTCCGGCACGATCGGATCCCACACGGCGCTGCCGACGATCTCGCCGCGGTACACCGCGAGGCCGGCGTTGCGCGGCCGCAGCAGCACGTCCTTGAACGAGATCGTCTTCCATTCCTTGCGCCCGAAGGTGGTGCGGAAGCCGCGTTCGTTGACGGCGCGCACGACGCTGCGCAGCGACGCGCCGGCGACGATCGCCTCGCTGGCGGCGAGGATCTCGGCGGCCTCGTCGGGTCGGATCGTCTCGCCGTCGGCCTCGAAGCCGAACGGCCGGGCGCCGCCTTGCCATCGGCCTGCGCGGGCTGCTTGCAGCCGGGCGGCCCGGATCCGGTCGGCCTTGTGTTCGGACTCGAACCTGGCGACCGCGCCGAGCTGGCGCGCGATCATGCGGCCGGATGGCGTCGCCAGGTCGAGGTGACCGGCCTTGACGGTGTAGGTGACCACTCCGCGCGGGTCGCAGACCGCGATGTACTTCTCCAGCTCGACTGGGGAGCGGTGCAGGCGGTCGGTGTGCCACGCGGTGACGGCTTTGGCGTGTCCGGCGCTGAGGTCGGCGAGCATCTGCTGGTAGTCAGGCCGAGGCTTGCCCGAGTAAGCGCTCAGGTCGTTGTCCGCGTACACGCCGGCCAACGAGAAGCCGAGCCGCTCGAACAGGTCGCAGAGATCATCGAGTTGCCGCTCGACGCCGAGACCAGCGCCCTCTCGGTCCTGGGAGATCCGGACGTACATGACGGCGGCCGTGCCTTCGCGCTCGCCGAGCGCTTGCAGCCTCGCGACCAAACGGTCCGGAAGGTGGACGTCCGGCAAGCGCAGTTGTCCCATGGCGAAAGTGTGTCATACACTCGGGACCGTAGTCACGAGACCTAGATCAAAACATATCTAGGCAGCCATCGAGGGGACCCGCCATGCCCGCGCACCCCATCCGCCGCGCCATAGGCGCTCTCACCGACGGCTTCCCGTGGCCGTCGACCATCATCGGCGTGCTCCTGGTCGCCATCGTCGGCCTCGCGCTCGCCGGCAGCGCCTGGTCGCCGAGCGCGCCCGCCGGGCCAGCGCCGGTCATCGCGATCACTCCGGACGACCCGGCCGCGGCCACGCCGGTGCCCGTTCAGGACCTCGAGCGCTGAGCCGATGGACACCGTCATGGACATCCCGAACGCGCTCGTCCGGTTCATGCAGCTCGCCGTCGCCGCCGCCGCCACCTCCTGGTGGGGATGGGCGATCTGGCTGACCGTCATCGCGCTGGCCGTCATCGCGCTGCGCCGCGAGCTCGTCGAGGTTGTCGCCGGACTCCGCGCCGTGCCGGACCAGCTGCGACGTGCAGGAAGTAACGCCGTGCGCACCATCCGCCGAAAGGGTCAACCGTGAAAACTCTCGCGCTCATCGCCGTGCTCGGCGTCGTCGCGCTCGCCGCCTGCTCCACATCCAGCACGCCCGGACCGGCCGCCGCCGCCGGCACACCGACGGCCAGCTCCGCCACACCAGCCGCCGCCGCGGCCGACGGAACCGCCGACCACCCGCTCGCGTTCGGCGCCACCTGGGGCAACGACAGCCAGATCCGGATCACCCTCGGCGCGCCGGCCCCGTACACTCCGTCGCCCTCGGCGTTCATCCCCAGCGGCACGGCCGCCAGGGCCGTCGTCCTCGACGTCACGATCGTCGTCCCGACCGGCCTCGGCAAGGCATTCCCGGCGATGCTGCTCACCACCCAGGCGACTGTCGGCGCCGCGCAGGCCCAGAGCATCGAGGACGTCGGCAACGGCGTCGGCACGCCGACGGCCAGCGTGCTGCCCGGCAAGAGCCTCACGTGGAAGGTCGCGTTCGCCGTGCCGGCCGCGCCGAGTGATTTCACCGTGCAGGTGAGCACCGCGATCGGCGGCCAGCCCGTGTTCTTCACCGGCAAGGTCTGACCGCGTAGCCTTCGCGCAGGTCGACCTACGACAGGACCCCCGGCACACGTCGCCGGGGGTCCTGTTCTATCTACAGCTCGCCGCGAGCAACCGCCGCGAGCAACCGGGACACCGGACTGCGGTCCTCGAACCGCAGAACAGCGCCATTTGGATTCTTCGAGTCGCGAAGGGCGCCGAGGCTGCTGACCTCGATGCAATCGCCGCCCTGGCCCCCTCCGCTATAGCTCGACTTCCTCCATTCCTCGGTCATGTTCTCTCCATCCTGCCGGCCAGCAATTCGGTGACTTTCATGACCGACATCCTCGGGGTGAGCGCCACGTCGAGAACCTTTCGCGCGGCGTCTCTGTAGCCTTCCACGTCCGCCTCTTCGTGAAGATAGAGACCGGCCTCGCCGACCTCGATATGGAGGATCGGGCTCGCGCTCTCGAAGTCGAACAGACTGAATAGTGGCTTCACCATTCCCGGGTGGTAGCCGATGCCACCCGGAACGATACGGAGGTCAATATTCGGCTTCTCTGCCATTGTCAGCAGGTGGCGCAGTTGATCGTCCATTGCCTCGCGCCCACCGACGTTCGCCGTGATCGCGGCCTCGCCGATCAGTGCGGTCATCTGGACAGGATTG